AGCGCCAAGCTACGACTGGCACACAGTCACCATTGGCCCCAAACAGTCTAAATCAGAACCACAAGGCGGCTCCCACGCATCACCCAGACTGCACGATCGGCGTGGCCATCTCCGCAGACTACGAAACGGAAAAAATGTATGGGTGCGATCATGCAAGGTCGGTGACGCCGCGATTGGTACTGTGTTCCACGATTACGAGGTGGCAACATGAGTGGAGGATCATTTGATTACGCATACGCACGTATGCATGAGTTTGCCGACGATCTGAGGTGCAAGCTAGCCCAGCAGGGGCAAGTCGTCGATGGCTGGAAAGTTGGCACTTGGGAGCCAGCAGTTGCAACAAAACTTGCGGAGATTGCTGCGCTTGTTGACCACGCCGCGAAGCTGGCGCGGGAGGCGGAATGGCTGTACAGCGGCGATACTGGAGAAGATACTTTTACGGAACGGGTAGCAAAGATTAATGCGCCATGAACTACGTAAGTTTCCTTACCGCGCATCTTGAATATTTGCTAGCCAGAGGCGCTGACTACACAAACGGAGAAAACCCAATGAACACCAAAGAACGAATTCGTCATCTTGCCGAGCAGGATGGGCTTACATTGGAGGAAGCGGAAGATATCCTCTTGGACGCTGCCGAGTCGGAAAACGACAGACGCAGAGATGACGCACTTGAAACCAACTTTTCGGACAATGACGAATGACCGACAAGCATTCATTCCGCGAATGGCTAAATGGTCAAGTAGGATTTTTGCATGAGCCAACAGCATGGACTGCATGGCTAGCCGCTACCTTAGCAGAGCGGGAGCGCAACAGGCTGGAGATGAAAGGCATCATTAATACGCTTGCAACCCATGCAAATGATCTTTCACACTTGGCAAAAAATTTAATCCGGCAGCACGATAAATGATATGCCCCACCTGCGACACATACACCGAGGTGCTGGAGACTCGGGTAAACCCGAAGGGTGTGAGACGCAGGTATATGTGCGCTAATCAGCACAGATTTACAACGCAAGAAACTTTGATTCCTGTTGCAAAAACTCAAGCGCAACTGCGCCAACAACTTAAAGATGAAAACCAAGACTAACGTTTTATGTTCAAACCTCCAGCAAGTTCTTGGCGATGCGGTTAGCCCACCCGCGGCCAAATGAAGGCCAGGTTGGCAGGGCAGACATGAACTGTAGCCTGGCCCCATTGAACCGTGCCACGAATCGCAGGGCTGGCATGGACGCTACAGCCTGCAAGGTGACGGGGCCAAGCTTGCCATCGTCGTCAACGCCCACCGTGCGCTGGAGTGTCTTGATGGCTGTGATGACACCGCTGTGTACTGCCATGTCAAACAAATCGTACTTGATAGCGTCAGGCACCGCATCGCACCCAGCTGGCCCCCAGTAGTCGCGCAGGTAGATTTCTTTTGCGCGTTCCTGCGTCATCGTGCGGATCATCTCGCCGGGGTAGGAGCGCCGACTAATGCCGTACTTAGTCTCACCGCCTGCATCTAGCGGATCGTTGACGTAGCCACCCTCAAGACCTAAGAGTCGCTCAAACGCCAAGTCAAAGTTCATGTCTTGTCTGCTTTGTTGTCCAGCCGATCAAAAATCTTGCCCAACATCTCTTTGACCTCTTTCATGTCGTCTTTGTAGTCCGACCGGGCGAGATAGACTTTCGGCAGTTCGGCCAAGTCGTTTTTGAGTTGCTGCACAGCAGTCCACAGCTCACGCGCAAACCAGCCGATAACGGACATCGCCGCGCCCAAAGCGATGTTTACTGTTTGCTGGTCAATCATTGGATTAAATACCCTCGCCCTGCACGATGTAGACAGTGGCCGCTGAGGATGCAAGACCGCTGAAAAACGATGTGCGTGCAAAGCGCAGAATCTCCACAGCACCCGGCACAAGTACGATCGCTGGACTAGGATCACCAGCGATTGGTGCAACAGCGTTTGCCGTAGCCAGTGCCGCAGTTGTTCCAACGCCCAGAAACACCGTAAATGCGCTGTTGTTGATGATTCGGTATTGCCCTGTACCCTGTGCATCAAGTCTGCCGTAAACAAGCGCCTGGACGCCAGTAGGGGCACTTGCTGCCGCAGCAACTACTACGGTCTCGCCAAGTGGGGCAAATGCAATTTGTGAATTGGTGGACATCTTAGACTCCCTTTGCAGCAATGGCTGGCATGATATTTCCTTGTTTCCAGCCTGACTATCCAGTCAGGAATTAACGCTTCCAGTTGTCCGAACTGGCACGGTTTAGAGAGCAGCAATCACAAAGCAAAGCAACTCATCGTAGCGAATTCCAAGTTGTGTATGTTCAACATCAAATTCATCTTTCCATGTGTCAGAACAAAACAAACCATAATTGTTTGCATCTAAACCTTGATCTGCAAAGGCTTGTGCAACATCTTGAGCATACACGCCAACATGAATTCTAGCTTTATCTTTTTTGGCAATAACGGCATCTTGAAACTTAAAAGTTTTAATTAAACCTTTAATTGCTTTTGCAACATTTTGTTCAGCAGTAGTTAAAGCAGCAGCATCTTGTTTTTGATTTGCATCCGATGTGTTGATTGCTCCTGTTGCTGCATAAACAACAGACCAACGAAAACTTGCTATGCCAAGTGATTTAGTATTATCTGCTTGCGGAATAAAATCCGCTCCAGCTAAAGCTAAATATGCATTACCTCCAGATAGTCCACGCTCTACATATACATCTGTTGCAACAGGCGAACTATCATTTGTAAAATATGTGGCATTGCTTAGCCAAGTGTCTTTGAACGAAGATTTGTAACCGTAGGTATCAGCTTCATCTGGCAAAGCTGCATTACCTAATGTGTTCTCCCATCGCTGACCACCATGCTTAAGAATGCCTCTAATCAATCGTGCTGGATTTGATATCGTGTTATCCCAAGCAATAATAATTGCATTGGTTGTGCCGGGATCAAGTTGCAAATTATGACAAACAAGACTAGCCGAGTTAGAAAGCAGAATACCTTTTCCGGGGTTAATATCAAAGTATGAATCCGTAATTTCAAGTACGCAAGCGACTGCAACGACTGCATATCCAAGCGTTGGGCCGTTAACTTTTGTTTGAAAAAACTTGTTGTCTGTGGCATATCCATCAACGCTGACATATTCAACGAAAATACACCTAGCACCCGATGCGTCAGTCAAGTCGTTGCGGATTGTACCTGCGTTAAATCGCACACCCGTTACTGGCAAAGTTGTACTTGGCTCAAGACTTACTGATCTGCGTCCGTTATAAACCACTACACGATTGGCGGTAAAGTTCACCGTACCACCGCGCAAGCGCAATCCCCAATCAGAGTTATATGCAACTTGCGTAACACCAAGAGCCGAGCTACCAGCAATAGGAATTCCACTAATGTGCAGATCATTCAAACCGCAGTAACGAACAATGGTATTTCCATCACCAAAAGTAATTGCAGCGCTTGTATTGACAAAAGGTCGAACACAGTTAACGTTAAATTCACCAGAGCCTCCAACACCCTGCACCGTAATGTTGTTGTACAAACACACCCAGTTCATACGCCATTCGCCAGCGGTCGGAATGAGAATGACACCACCGCCAATTAAGTTCAGTGCATCCGCAGCAGCATTCATTGCCGCCGTGTTATCGTTTGCACCAGCTTCACCGCCAACATCAATAATATTAATGGCTGGAGCGCCATCAATCATCGAGTAAGAAACTTTTGTCAGTGCCATGATTACTTCTCCAGCTGCTTAACTTTTTCGTTCAAGTCTTTAATCGCTTGGATCAAAATAGGAAGCAGGTTTCCAGATGTCAACTCAAGTTTTTCTGGGTTTGATTTGTAAACAAGGTTCAGCCAATCAGCACCAAAAGATTGTGCTACTAAATCAACTTCCTGTGCAATCAATCCAGCCGTCCAATCTTTTGACTTTTTTGAACCGTCTTCGAGTGACTGTTTAATTTCTACCGCACCGTCTTCATCGCGGATCACTTCTTTGTACCAAGCTCGCTGATTCCACTTAAACCGCCTGGGTTGCAGAGCGGCAATAAAGTCTAGTCCTAACGGCAAATTCTCAATATCAGCTTTGTCCCTAGCGTCCGACAGTGCCGTAATTGACGTTACTTGGCAACGAAGGGTTGCGATAGACGCATTGCCCAAGGTAATCTCATTAGCCGCAGCAGCAGCAGACGCCGCAGAGTTGTAGCCAATAATGGTGTTGTTTGATCCTGTCGTCAGGTCATTCGTTCCTGTTTTCCCGGCAAACGTTCCAACTGTGGTGTTCTGAGTGCCGGTTGTAATTGCACCACCTGCTGTAGAACCAACTGCTGTGTTTCGTTCGCCGGTTGCGGCGGTTAACGCAGTGGCTCCAATTGCAGTTGAGTCGCTGGTGGTCGTGACAACAAGAAGTGCTTGCCGTCCACCAGCAGTATTTGATGTTCCGCTAGTAACCGAACTTCCAGCGCGTCTTCCAACAGCGGTGTTGAAATTACTTGTCGCTCCGCTCAGTGCCTCTTGTCCTATGGCGGTATTTTGAATCCCGCTTATATTTGCCGCCAATGCACTGGAGCCAACCGCAGTGTTGGTCGTACCATCTGTAATGAGAGTTCCGGCGAGGTAGCCCACCATTGTGTTGCCCGTGCCAGTGGTATTTGCAGCAAGCGCAGATGCTCCAACAGCGGTGTTTGTCGCTACGCTGCCCAAGCCCTTGCCCACCGTCAGCCCGTTTGCCGTGGCTAAGGTAATATCTCCAGTAAATGTAGGCGCAGCAGATAGCACCGTATTGCCAGTGCCTGTGCTTGTCGTTACACCTGTGCCGCCATTGACTACGGGTAGGACGCCAGTAATCTGACTGACGTTGATGATATTGGTAACTGTCTTTAACATTCTGTTCTCCTTAGACCAAAAATTCAATCACCGCAGTGAGTGGTGGCGCTTCGCTGAATGTCACATTACCGCCAGTCACTGTATACGTGTTCTGATTCTGGTAGACGCCGTTGATGTAGATTGCCGATGGTGTTGACGTAACAGAAAAGATGGTCTGCACACCATTGCCAGTTGCATTGCTTGCAATAGTGTCGCCACCAAGAGCATTGCCGTTAAACGAGGTGTAGACCACCGTGCCATTCTTGTCCTGGACTTGGATGGAGTAATCGCTTCCCGCATAAATCCGGCTCGGAGTGCCTTGGTAGACAGGGTAACCGCCACTGGTGCGAATCGGCTGGACAGCGGAAATCGTCAATGCAGCATCAAAAAATACGGCAATCGGGTTTGTGACTGGGTTCAGGTTGACCGTGCCAATCAAGATGTACCCGTTCTCAAGCGGCAAGCCGTCAGTGCCAGCAAAGGCAGGGTATGGGGGTTCTACGGATAGTGCGGACATTTATTTGTTCTCTTGAGATTCCGGACGAAATACATCAACAACTTGGGTAGATGCACCTGAGGATAAACCGCCAAAAGCGGCTGGCATTGCTCTTGAGACAAAACCTGCTGGAAGCACTTTCTCTTGAGCGCGAGCAATTTCATTTTTTAATGCAGTGATTGCTGCATCTGGATTGTTGTAAACCATGTTAGAAAGTTGTGCCGCAATTTTTGGATTAAGTCTTTCTTTGATATTAGTAAATACGTTTCGGAACACGGTGTACCCACGACTTAACAGATTCAATTTATCTATTTTAAACACACTTTCTTCAATTTGCTCACCCAAAATATCACGACCAGTTGGGCGAGTAGCTTTTCTTGCAGCACTAGCGGCTGACTCAACTCTATTTGATCTAGCCAAATCATCAATGACTAACTGAATGTCTGTCAACTGTGCTGGTGTAAAGTTTTGCGCTCTCAGAATTGGTGCAATGGCATTGGGATTATTGAGCATTGGATTTTTACCAGTCTCAATGACAAGACGCAAACCCTTTGCTCTATCCGCAAATTCGTTTGCTAATTTAGTTCCCAATGCCTGTTTGTATGAAGACTTGAGGTTTCCTGTTTGGTCAAACAGTTCACCAACCACTTTCATAGCTCCTGCTTCCGTCAAAGGATCGCCTCCTGGCGTTTGTGTCAGCATCTGGTTTAAGCGAGTCTGAACCACGCGACTAATTGCATCTTTGCCTTGAGCATCTGAACGTGCCAAGGCAACACCCATGCGATCCCCGCTATCAAGAATGTGGTTAAGAATTTGCTCTGGCGTCTTGTTTTTGAACCCTGCCCCAAGAGCAGTCAACTTGGACAAAGCATCATGGCCTTGAACAGCCTCTTGTTCTAATGTCTCCAAAGCCCTTTTGATGCCCATGCCTGACTTGTCCAACACGGCAAATTGCTCGGCATTCTTTTGCAAGAAGCTGGCGGCTTTTGCTGGGTCAACCAGACCCGTTTGAGCGTCCATCGCAGCCAATTTGAACTGGCCCAAAATACCGTTACGAAGTGAGTCAAAAGCCTGTGGATCACCAGCAAACGTAGTGACAAATTGATTGGCCGCATCACGGTCTTTGGTGAATTGAGCGACAACTTGAGCAGGCTCAATACGTTGCTCACCAAACATTCCCGGCTTGAGTATTTTGGCTGTTTCACCAGTGCGGAAGCGCGGAGCGTATTGCTCTCGGTACGTTGCCAAGGCTTTGTTATACAGGTCTTTTGCTTGTTGTGGAAAAGTGTCTGAAACATCAATTGCTTCATCAATTTTGCGTTGTAAACCTAGCAAGTTTCTTATTTCTATACCAACAAGGGAACCTTGTCCACGACTAGCCGCCATCACATCTGAATTGATGGCTTTACGCAAAGCATCCAATTCAGTCAATGTGGCCTCTGCTACTGGTGGCGGCACTGGCGCTCTTTGCATTGGACGACCAAACTGATCCAGCAAATTAAATGATGGCTCTGCTGTTGGTGGAGGACGTAGCCCCATAATGCGCCGCACAATTGCTGGCGCAGTGTCAGGTGAAAATGATGAAAGAGGCCGACCTAGAACTTTTTCAGCTTCTGCTACCAACTCATCAATATTGACTTTGGCATTACCTGCTGCTGCTTCCGCTTGAGCATACGCTGGTTGTACTTGCGTTTTTTTCAGTTCGTCAGACAACTGTTTTGCGCGTAAACCAATTTGCTCTCCAGTCTCTTGAGGCCCAGTGGCTGGAAATCTACCAGCAAATGCAGTTTCTACTTGTGCTTTTTCAGCATCCAAATTTTGAAGAATTGAATCTCTTACCTGCGTCAACTCATCCAACACACCTGGTTGCAATGTCTGACCCTGTTGATCAATTTGTTGATTGACACGTACCAGTTGCTGCTGCAATGCACCAACACGCTCGTTCATCAAGCGTTGAATTTCAACTGCTTGTTGTGGGTTTGATCCTCTAAGTCGTTCAGCCAATACAGAAATCGTAGGCGGGGCTTCACCACCACCAGCAACAATATTTTCAGCCAAAGTTCTTTGAAAACCCGGTGTTGTTGGAACCTGAACTCCAGCTTCAATTTCACTGATCGTGCGTTCTGCCGCACCGGGTGTGCCACCAACCGCTTTGAACAATTGTCTTTCAGCAGCCAATGCTGGCTTAAAAAGTGGATCTACTATGGACTCCCACAATCCTTTCGTGACTGATGATATAGCCTTTGCAGCAGGTGGAACCACGCCACCCCCTACCATTCCTACAGCCACATCAACGGGTGATTCTGCAACCGGAACTGCTCCAATGGCACCAGCAGTCATTCCAGCACCAACGCGCTGTCCTATCGTTGCTCCACCTCTGTATGCGTCCAGAATACTCGTTGGCCCCATGCCTCCAACACGCACCGCCTCGGCAATTGGAGTAACCACAGGTGCTGCGCGGGTGCCTTGCGCCAAAGCAGCAGCAGTACGTCCAAGTTGTGCTGGCAATGCTGTTCCTGCTGCAATTCCAGAAGTCAACTCACCAGCAAATTTTTCAGCACCAGATTGTGGTACTGCTATTCCAAGTCTAGTCAAAAGATCGCTTAAAGCCGCTGAAGGCTTTTGCATTTGAGTTCCAAACGTCTTATTCAACAAATTGACAACTGGGTCAGCAACGGTCGGGGCTAATGTTCCAGCAGCAAAACCAGCTAGCGCACCGGGTGGCCCACCCATTGCAGAGCCAGCCGCAGCGCCAGCCACTGGCAAAGCCAAAGCGCGAGTTACTGCTCCCATCACGCCTGGTGTTGTGGTCTCTGGCTCAGGTGGCGGTGCTTCTCTAATTTTTCCGGGAATATTTGAAATTGAAACTTGTAACTGAAGTCTTGTAATTTCATCAGCAAGAAGCCGAGCAGCTTTGGTGTCACCTGCTTTATCAGCATTCAATAGCGCATCTTCAAGTTCTGAAATATTCGCCATGTTCTTTCCTACTTGCTTTTGTATTTTTTAAGTGCCGCATCTACTGCTTCTGCTTTAGCTGGATTTGTTACGACTGGAGCGCTTGGTGGTGTTGCAGAAGGTGGTGCTTTTTCTTCAATAGCATCATAGAAATCTTGAATGCTTGGGATACGTCCTTTGTAACCTCTTAAAGAACCGTCACCTGGCCCTTGCACATATTTAAGCATTGCTTCACGATCTTTTGCTGACTCTTGCATTTGAGTCACAATTGCCTTCAATCTTCGAGCGTTATCAGCTTGTGGTGCTTTTTGGTCATACGACCTTGCCAAAAATGCTTCTCCTTCAGCCCGTGTAAATTGAGCGCCAATAGTGGCTCTCAATCCTTCTTGGATGACACGTTCTGCATTTGCTCTTGCTTCTACAGAAGTTTGAGTTACAAAAGACTGCACCACATCTGGAGTCAATCCAAGCACTGGGCCAGTAATGCGTTTTTGTGTTTCTAAAATATTGACAACAGCATTAAGTTGATTGATACGAGATGCCGCTTTAGTTTTGTCTCCAGATAGCCAATCAACTGCCAAAGGCGCAAACCTTTTGTCCATTTCCTCCTCTAACTTTGTTGCAATACGAGGCTGACCGGGTATGTTGACAACGGTACCGGGAGCCGTTGGAGCAAACGTAGATCCTTTTGTAATCTTGCTTCTTAAGGAGAGAATTCTTGGATCATTTTCAGATGCGCCACCTTTTACTAAATCGGCAATTTCACCGTACAACTGCATGACCGTTGATGGAGGAGTTGGTTTTTGGCCTTCTTCACCTTTAACTAATTTAGGTTCTTTGCCAGACTCTACAAAGAAAGTCCCAGTCAACGGTTTGCCTTCTGCATCTGTAATTCCGAACGCAATTTTGTCAGCAGGAGATGAAATTGTTTTACCACCAACTGTTGGCGCACCAAACATGGCATTGGCTGCTTTTTCGTATTTGTCGCCAAGAGCCAATGTAGACATTCGCAAAGTTTCCAAAGCAAAATCAGGCGCTTGTTCAATGCTATCCAACAGCAGTTTTAAGCCTTGTTTTTTTTGCGGGTCTGTTTCTGCATTCAAGCGTTCACGAACTCTGTTCATGGCAATTTCTGGCTTTTTTGATTTCAAAGCCGAACCAACTTCACCAGCAAACAAAGCTTGATTTTCTCTCTGTTTATCAGAAAGAGCGGCATCTATGGCCAAAAGGTTTTGAACTTGTGCAGCAGGCAAAAACCGAATCAGTTGGCGAGTATCATCTTGAGTTCGTTGGTCAGTTGGTTTGGCTAAATATGCAGAAAACGCAGTATCTGCCAATGCTTTTTGATCAATTGCCGCTTGCTGTTGTGCCCGAGCCGCATCCATGTCGCCCATTGTTGCGCCCAACTTCAACCCGGATACAAGGTTCTCAAAAGGGCTCGAAACACCCGGAATTTGATATTGAATTGGTTGAACCATGATTATTGTGGCCCGGTTGCTGACATAGGGTCATTGGAAGCATAGAAAAGGTTATTAAACTCACCATTTCCACTGACCGGTGATCTGAAAGTACTGTCAAACCCGCCAAAACCTTTGAACCCAGGCAGACCAAACTGACCAGTTCGACCGTAGTTTATGCCCGCCATTTGCAATGGCAGACCCAGCAGGTTTGCAAATGGTGCTGCACCGGCCAATTCACCACCAGCCTGAGCTGCACCTTGTTGAGCAAGCAGGTTAGCCACGTTAGCGCCTACAGCACCAGCCTGTGACGCTTGACCAGTCGCAGAGGCTTGACCGCCTCGGTACAAAGCCTCAGACACGCCAAGACCTGTTCCAGCAAAGCCTCCAAGACGGGCGTATTGCTTGTCAATTTCTTGTTGCAGCAATTGTGGCCGAAACTGAGCCAAGGCTCCTTGGATGTTTCCTCCACGTAGACCGCCAGTAGCTGATGCCCTTGACAGTAATGCTTCTTCACCTTGCCTAACGTTAGCTTGAAACCCTGCACTGCCCTCAATGCCTGCAATGGCTTGCTGTTGTGCATCTGGGCCAAGTAGACCAGCCAATGCTTGCTGCTGCTGAAAGGCTTGCTGACCAGCCTGCTGGAACGGCTGGAATTGATTGATGGCACCAGTGCCTGCTTTAATGTAGGGTGCAAGTAACTGCTGAACAGCTTCAAACTGTCTGCGCTGTTCGTCAATGCCGCCTTGCGCTGCACCAGCTTGAGTTGAGGCTGCGCTGCTTGTGGCGTCTGAGGATATTACGCTGCCAAGCAATGAAGAGCCTATTAAGCCCATAGTTAGATCAGGCATGATCAAACTCCTTCATGTAATCTTCAAATTTTTCACCATACAACGCCATAATTTCATGCGCTATCTTGGTGGTTTTTTGTGTTCCGTGACAAAGTGCAACCGCCATTAGCACTACATCGTAGTAACCGGCACGCCAAACAAAGGACTTGGCATCTGCTTTTCCAGTGCGTTCAACATGATCTGATGCTTGCCATTTCAAAATCATGGTGGCAACAACTGGCGCTAAATTGTAAGAATTGGCTATCCAGAATGAATTCTGGTTCATGCCAACCAGCGTATTCCAGATCACCGTATTGAGGTCTTCGCGCTCTACCGAATCGCCATCTGCTACATCGTCAAAGACTTGGATGGCTCCATACAGCATGAGTAGCCAATCAACGGCTGGCGCAGGCAGAATCCTTTGAAGATTTTCTTTTAGCCAGTCGGTCATGCACAAGTCCTGTTTAGGGCAGGCTGCTGGATGCCATAACTCAGCGTCATCATTTTCCCACATTTCATCATTTCGTCAATCCATGTCGTATTCGCGATCTTCCCACGCCTGACAAACCCGCATATCGTTACAGATAAAGTTTAGCTTCTTGCAGTGACCCCTGAACCCTGCGCCCTTGTCGTAGGTAGCAAGCGGGATGCGCTCAATCCTGATTTGGGTCATAAAACTGTTGTCGTAATACTCGCAGTTCGAACAGTGCTTGCGCCTTGCGTCTTTCTCGTCGCACTGCATCGCCTCGGCCAGCCCAACGTAAAACTCTTTATTTGCGCCAGGCTCATTCGTCGGCACTTCCGGGCCATAGTTCCAATCTTTAACCGCAATAGAGTAATTTTTCTTATTCTCTGCATTGGTCAAGAATTCTTCGTCCATCGGCAAGCCAGTAAAGCCGTGTGGAATCATCATAAATTCTTTCATCTCTGCGCCTAGGTAACTTCGCGCCCGTTGGCTCTGATGGTTGAAGATGTCGCAGCATTTTC